AATATGCCTAATTGCTTCATAAACCACTGGTGTTTCTTTATTTAAGTCGTGCTTGTAACCGATATACATCATTACGTTGAATATAACCATCGCCAGCATAAATACGTATCCCATAATAGTCCCTCTGTTTTTAAATTTAATCTCTAATCTCAGTTGCTTCTAACCAGTCGCCTTTTCGATAAGTCACATACTCGTTAATAGCGCGAATGTCTTTCACGTAACGTAACCAGTACGGAAAGAAACCCTGATATTCTTCAAACCACTCTATAAGGTCCGTGCCTCGATCATCTTCCCAAGCATCTAGCTCAATAATGTAACCGCTGTCGTTAAACGGAATCATCTATTACTCCACACTTCTTCATTCTCTTCTTTCCCCAACTGACGTTCTAGTAAAAATGCAGCTTGTTTAACCATCATTGGATAATCCTCTTCTTTTATAGCAAACCCCGTGCCAGCTTTCAAGTCACATTTAGACAATAAGTGTTTATGCTGGTGTTCAACAGAATCGAAGTGGTCATAAAGATACTTACATATACTGTCGAAATTATTATCACTAATCGCAGACACATACCTGTTGTAGTACAGGTAACTCGTCATGAGATATATATTAATCGCAGCTCTAGGGTTTGTCAAGGCTTTCTTTACAAGTTCTTCAATGTTGATGTTTGTCAACTTGTACTCCATGTTTCATTAAGAAATCGATTCCATCCGAACACCGATAATCGTCTCGATACACGACTCGATGTACACCCGCTTGTTTGATCAGTTTAGCACAATCCAGACAACAACTTAATGTTGTGTATATGGTCGATCCTTTGGTGCTCACGCCTGCGTTCAAAGCCTTGGCTAGGGCGTTCGTTTCAGAATGTAATACACTGGGGTCAGTTGTTCCGTTATCAAGCTCACAGACGTTCTCAGCGCCCTTCACGGTGCCATTATACCCAACGAGAGTCACAAGGTCCGGAGTCACAATAACTGATCCAACTTTCGCCCGAACACAATAAGACTCCTGTGAAGCCCTGTCTGCGATATCCATGTACAGATTGTCAGTTTTACTCTGGTTCTTCATATCGTAGACAAACCTTCAAATCATTATCTAGCACAATTAGTTTCTTGTCGAACGATGACAGAAATACACTATGAATAATATCCGGGTCATAGTTCATTTCAGACAATAACACCTGTTGAAATGTATATGGTCTCAGATGAATTCGCCCCGCGACACGCAATATATTATCCTCAATATCTGACCAAACATCTTTATCAATTTTTTTCATTTTAGGACCTCTTATTGATTATAAATGTCAGTTATTCAACTTTTCCAATAACGCATCAGCATACTGCGTTGCAATCTCGGCAACAACATGGTCAGTTCTGAAACCATGAATAGCAATAGAATTTGAGATCCATTCTTGATTACCTAAAAGTCCATTCATGGCCATAGCGGCTAAGTATTCGCGTTTGGTCAATCCTTCATGTGGTGGATATGGTGTATATGATATGTCATTCATTGGTCAATTCCTCGTTAAATTTCACAGACAAATACTTACAAAGCCTCTTGTTCGATTCTCCGTATTCACCCGACCAATGTTTATCGTTAGTCAGATAATCTTCAACACCGTTCCCAATCGGCGCAGTGTGATTTCCTGAAAAATCTTTCCATTCTTTCATAAAATCAAAACACATTCCGACAACACCACTGCATCCAATATGGTCAACTAATTCCACCGCGATACCTTGTTGTTTGTCTTTTGGTTTACGTTTCCCGCTTGCTAACCCCATCAAATGTTCTGATATAGCAATCATGTCATTCTTCTTGTCTCGGCTGCATGAGGTGTTAGTCATTGGCCTGTATCTCCTTCAACATTCGCTCAACGTTACTTGCTACCCTATCAACATACTCTTGAACGGTCGCAATGTCATCACTGGTGTCCTGAGTGGCAATATAGCGAATGGCTCTAGGTACATTACTGTAGTGTTTACCATGACTAACCCATCCTTCAAACGGTTTTGTGATCTTACCTATGACCAGTTTACCACCTTCTTTGACAACCCATTCTTCTGGAGAATGATTGTTATGAATGTCTATTACGATAGACCATTTGTCATTTACTGCTAGTCTCATTTGAATGTACCCTCAATCTGTTCGTTGATTTTTCATTGTACCACGATACCGAACGGAGAAAACCGAAATAGAGTGTACCATCCAATACTAAGGATCACAATAATTGGTAACATATATATGCAATTCCTTATAGGTAAAGGACCACAATCTAACCCTCCGAACCGAAGAATAGCAGCGACCAATAGTGACAGCAATGTAAGTAAACCAGTAGCCATAACGAAACCTAGTATGATAAATATCATTTCTCGTACTCCCAGCAAGCGTTATTTGGAATCAGTTGACGATACTGAACCCATCCTTTGAAATTACCAGACCATAGATTACCAGCTCGATCAGAATGTGTAATACCCTCTTCCCATGATTCTACAACATACGATAGGTTGATTTCAATATCATCAATACAATCTTCGCAATATTCGCAATATTGCTCCTTCATCGGTGTCGCTTGGTGCTCGAAAGGTGAAGAATGACACGGCGTAGAATTCACAAGTTTATCATAAATAACCAATGCTTTATCAACAGAATGATCAAGCAGTCGATACGATACCTGCGCACAACACGAGGATGACACCTTCAGAGCGTCTTCCTTCGACATAAACGAAGGTTTACCATCTACCCAAATGAAGTACTCAATATCACCACCCACGCGAGTGTGATCTACGTATGGTGTATGCCACTCATCCTGTTCAAGAACTTCGGGTTGGCTTTGCTTGTAAGCTTCGAGCATTGTCTTAGCAAGTTCTGCGATTTCAGGTGCCGCATCCGGATGTACACGTAACCAAAACCAGTTATCAAATTCAGTAGCAGTGACAATTGTTTTCATCATTTGAAACGGCTCAAGTAGACGATTCACGATTTGCTTATGATAACCGGCATCATTGAAAGAACTAGCAATTTCAATCGCATTACCTTTTGCTTCATTCCATGCTGCTTCTCGTGATACGTACTTATACCCGCCATCCCATTGGCGACAGTCTACCATGTCTCGACATTCTTCGTTGGCCTGCATTCCCTGTTGATTCTTGCCCCAGTGGATAGGCATGGCGGGTGAGGCTGCGATGGTGTCTATCATCTTACTCACAGGGATAGCACGAGAACTTGCTGCATTCCTTGAGAATAGTCGATGAGTCATCAACTCCGAATGAATGAATCTATGATACACCAGTTCGAATGTGATGATCTCTTTGTCGTCAATTGAAGATTTGCTGTGTGCGATAATTTTAACACTAATTCCACCTTTCCCGTTTACTTCAATCATTGAATAACTCCTTTAGTTGTAAGTGATCACAGGCTCGCCTTCGATGTAAGTATCGTAAATACTAAGCATCGCGTCAATACCCTGAAAACAATTATACACAAGATCTTCTTTGCCCGCTGGCAGATTAATTATTACATCCTTCATCAGGATCAGTAGCCAACAGAATTGATCCATCTCAAGCCGCACCGCACGAGTGTCTTTAGTACTACCATGAGGTTCTTTGGCGGCAATCTCAAGCACACGATCACGTACAAGATCCACATATTCAGTGGTGTACTTATCGTCAATCTTCATTGAAGACCTCCGGCAGAGAAGGGATGGACTGCCTAACAGTGTTATACTGAACCCATTTACCATTGAAATACAAAAGAACACCTTCTGTGGCACTATGATAGTATCTGAATCCATTTTCACTAATTGCTTTGAAATGAGCAGTAGTGTACTGACCATGATCACGACTAATGTAACCAATTGTTGACTTCATTTGAATTTCCTTTGTTTTCTACAGTTGACGTTGACTATACGCGTATGTTCCATCATTTGCAATACCTAAGAATTGATAATATGGTGACCATTCTGAGATAACAGTGACCCCATTCATTCTTAACAGGTTCATGATCGTGTTCACTCGCATTATAAAATCATCAAAGACATCATCATCTGACATATCAGCATTAATGAATCCACAAAGTTCATCATATGCTAATTTCTGAATATCTTCTATGTTATCAAAGTCCATAGATGCCTTCTCCTGTTATTAATGATCATTAAGTTGTTGTTCAAAGGGTTTCTTAAGGTTCTGTAGCCATTCTATAAGAATTATATAGGGTTGTCAAGAGATTTATTCATTGAGAAAAGAGTAATAAGGTATTGACACTGTTAAATATCCATGCTACTATCCATGATTCATAAGGCGTTTCATTAATGGTTCTTCTAAAGGTTTCTTTAAATTATTCTTTCTAATTATTTCTTCTCTTTATATTTCATAAATAACTTCATTTGGTATTGACAAGGTTTATTTTATAGTGTATAACTTATTAATGTTATTTAAAAGATTCAATTAAAGGTTCTAGTAATTGATTTTTCTTAATGTTTTTCATTTTTAATACTTCTCAAGATTATTTCATGTAATTCTCATGGTCTCTTGAGAGTTCATGAGGTATAGCGTATGAGTAATCGCTGCATTTGTTGCAACACTATTCTTAGTTTTAACAGTAAAAAGAAAAAACCGGTTACATTGTGGAGTGGTCATTTGGATTCAAAGTTCACCGACGCTCTTGAGGCATTCCCCAATCACGAATATGAAGACCTTTGTGTTGGATGTATTCGAGCAATCAACGGTATTAGTTCGGTTACAAATAAAAATGTCAATAGTTATGACCCAATTGAGAACCTATACGAAGGTGACTTTGATCAAGATTGTATCGATAGTGCATTCGAGTACACTCAGAGGGTTTATGAAGGATATGATGATTAAAATTCTTATCAAATATTTACAATAGAGGGTTGACAGGTAGATAAGATGCGTGTAACATTGGTTTCAGAGTGAGGGACAGGGCTGGCGAAGGACTTGTTCGTTACTCTACTATAACGCTTGGTGGTGGAATTGGTTATTCACGTCAGACTTAAAATCTGATGCCCATGAGGATTGAGGGTTCGAGTCCCTCCCGAGCGACCATACGATATTTAGCCGAAGTGGTGGAATGGTATACACGATGGTCTTAGAAACCATTGCCTTCGGGATTGAGAGTTCGAATCTCTCCTTCGGTACCAAATTTAAGATAATCCGGTTTCATATAAAGGCTATTATGGTAGTTTTGTAATCTACTCATGAGGGTTCGAATCCTTCAACCGGAACCAATTGATGCTCTATAGTACAACGGTTAGTACATTCGACGATCATCGAAAAATGAAAGTTCGAGTCTTTCTAGAGCAACCGTAAGGGTCGCTAGCATATTGATAGATGCACCCTGCTCATAACAGGAAGAACGCAGTTTGATTCTGCGGCGACCCACCAAGAAGTCGTTGAGTGATTCACTATTGTGAGTGGTGACGAAGTCCCACAAGACCATTATAATCCTCTGAAGAAAATTGCCAAAATTCTTCAAATAGTTTACTGAACGCTATTGACGGTAAGTGATCATTCGTGGCAATGTGGTCACATCAGACAAATTAATGTCCCATTGTGTAATGGTAGCACGGCAGACTTTGAATCTGTTGGTCCAAGTTCGATTCTTGGTGGGACTGCCAAATATAAAAACAATATTAAAAACCATTCGCTGGGAGCTTCAAGTTTCTGGCGTTTTTGTTGTTTACGTCAAAACACACCATTGAAGCGCGTGGTAGGTGGATGTTCAGTGATAGCGAGTGTGTTCCGCAGAAGATCATTGAATGCGGCGAATGGTTCTTAATATTGTTTCCCTTTTTATCATTTCTCCCTCAAGTGCGTTCTGCACATCTTTATAGTAACGTCAGTTATTTTCCTGTGGCAGTTCTAGTTGTACCAGAATGACTTACTGCCTTTATTTTTATAAGAGAACAATTTATGAGTAAAAATCCACATCATCGTTTGAAGAAAGACGAGATACCCGAAAGCGCATGTCCTTTTGAGGTTGATCTAGGTTATTTGTTCAGTGACGATAAAGAATTAAAATCAATAAAAGTAATATGGGACGGTCTTGAGTTTTGGCTTGCTGAGCATAACGTCACTGGTCAATATTGGACAACCAACACCAATGATCCCAAAATCCTAAATACAGTTAAAACGCCCCCTCGTCCTCGTGGTAACGTCATGTGGAAGATCGCAGGCGGTAACCCCTCCGGTAAACCTAAAGGTTCCAAGAACAGGGTCTCAGTGAAGCAAGCATGTGATCGCATGGGTTGCAATCCTGCTGAATTCCTAGCTGCTGTTGTTACAGGCAATGTAGGTGAACTTAAACGTCATCGCATTCGCAATCCTCAAGAAGTTACCATAGCTCAAAAGATGAAAGCTGCCGAAATTCTTCTCAATAAGCTTGTACCTAATCTCAAACCTGCTGGTCTTGATGAAAATGGCGACATGCTTCCAGAGAAGGAAGTTAATCAAGATGACCGTTCTCAGATCCAAGTATATATTCCCTCGTCTGGTAATAAGATTTCAATCTCAGCAACTAAAGAAGAAGCTGAAGAAATTGAAGCAGGTGTCGCTGATTTTATGCAGAAGCATGAAAAAGAAACAATGCCTTATGATTCTGAAAACGAAGAAGAAGAACTGGTGTGGCGACTTGATGACACTAAGTAGGACACTCAATGAATGAATCTACCACAAATCAAAATGAACCATTAATTAAGAAGATTATACGAGACTTAGACGTTAGTGATTTTGACCCGTCTCCGTATACGAACCCTAATGTTGTGCGACCTCTACCCAAACAAGAAGAATTCCTACTTGCCCATGAAAAAGCGCAGATAACTTTCTTCGGAGGTAGTGCCGGATCTAGTAAAACCCGAGCATTGATGATTGATGCTCTTCAGCATATACATGACCCTAAATTCGAATGCGTGTTTTTCCGAAGAACCACTAGGCAGCTTAGAGGTGCTGGTGGATTGTGGGGACAATGCTCTAGTTTATACAGAAGACTTGGCGGTGAAGCTAGGGAATCTGAAATGAAGGTCACCTTTCCTTCGGGTGCTACCGCTCGATTCAATCACCTCGAACATGATAAAAGTGCTCAGGATGACCATCAGGGTCTTGAGTACTCCGGAGTATATTTTGACGAACTAGGTCGTTTCTCTAGGTATCAGTTTACATACCTCATGTCACGAATGCGCTCCAATGCCGATCAGCAATCATATATGAAGTGTACAATGAACCCTGAGCCCGAATCATGGTTGCTGGATTATGTTAGCTGGTATCTGACCCCTGACGGTTATGCAGATCCTTTAAAATCAGGCATAGTACGGTGGTTTGTTTCTGATGAAGATGGCAACCTCGATTGGGCGGACTCGTCTGATGAGTTAAAAGTTCGACATGGTAATGACTGTGCACCTATGAGTTTCACTTTCATATTCGCAAGTATCGCAGACAATCCAATCCTCTGTAAGCTTCAACCCGGTTACCTTACCGCTTTGAAGAACCTTCCTCGTGTAGACCGAGAAATACTTTTATACGGTAATTGGTACGCTGTACCGGATGCATCGGGATACTTCAAAAGAGACTGGGTGGATTTTATTGATCGCAAAGATGTCCCGAGACTCAAGAAGATTATCCGATGTTGGGATTTCGCATCTTCTAAGGAATCTGAAGCGAACCCTAACCCCGACTTCTCTGCCTCTGTTCTATTGGGCCTTGGTGAAGATGGGTACATATATGTGCTCCATGCTACAAAGTTCCGTGAGCGGCCTGCTGGGGTGCTTGCACAGGTAGAATCATTCGCAAGGTACGATGGCAAGAAGACTCCTATCGGTATTCCACTCGATCCCGGACATGCTGGTGAAGTTGCTTTCCAAAACTATGCAAAGCCTCTAATTCTTAATGGTTATATTGTTAAGAAAATGAAGACTCGAAAAGGTAAGGTTGAGCGATTTATACCTTTTTCGAATGCAGCCGAGAACGGCCTTGTTCGAATTGTCAAAGGTCCATGGAATAAAGATTTCTATCAGGAGCTTGAACATTTTACCGGCGAGAATAAGCGAGAGCATGACGATTTAGTCGATGCTACATCTGATTGTTACAATTGGTTACTCTCAGGTAAAAAGCTCCCAGATAAATTCTTATTTAATCCATCATCATTGACTAAATTGAATATCTGGAAAAATTTCTAAAATATCCCTTGACATTGCTTTTAATATATGGTTAACATATTATTTAGTGAATGGGGAATATTATAATCCAATATCTCTCTTTAAGGAGTTTTAAATGGCTACATCTATCCCCAGAGAGATCGGTGCAACAGGTTTGAAGTTTACAAGAAATCACATCATTGATGATGAGATCGCACCCAAGCTTCGATTCCCTCGATCAATTCAAAGTTTCCGTCAAATGAGAAGCGACCCTATTATTAGTGGTTCGCTCTTTATGATTAAACAGTACGTTCGGAAAGTTGATTGGGGAATTGAACCGTTTGGTGGTATTACCGCTACAGACGAAGATAAAAGAATCGCAAAGATTGTTGAAGATGCATTGTTCATACACATGGACAGATCATTTGATCAACTGATTACTGATATCTGTAGTTTTATTGAAAACGGCTTTGCTTTTCATATGCCGACTTACAAGGTTCATAAAGGTAATATTATCTGGCGTGACATTCCTACACGTTCAGTCGATTCTATTGAAGGGTTTGATTTTGATTCAAGGGGTCGTATTAAGGCGGTCCGACAGTACATGGTGAATAATACTGGTGAAATTACACAGTTCTCATCGTCTGTCACAAGAATCCCTTACGATAGGCTACTTCACTTCCGTACCGACTCAGAAAAAAATAACCCTCTCGGCAGATCAATTCTGAAGAATGCTTACAAGGCTTGGTATTTTAAAACCAAGCTTGAAGAAGCTGAATCAATTGGTGTTGAACGAGAAATGAACGGTCTTCCCGTTATTACAATCCCGGCGGAATATTTCGCTGCCGACCCTCAAGAAGATCCAGATCGCTACGCGGTACTTCAAGAGTTTATTAAGATCGGTCAGAATGCTCGCACCAATGAACAAGCATGTGTACTCCTGCCTTCTGATGTAGATGAATCTGGTCATCCGTTGTTTACATTCGATCTGGTTGCGTCTAAAGGTACTAGGTCGCTTGATACATCAAAGATCATTGAGAGATATGATTATCGAATCGCTCAGAGTTTACTGAGTGACTTCCTCTTGATGGGCTCTACGTCAACAGGATCATTTGCACTTTCCGATAATAAGATTGGTTCATTTGTTCAATCTCTTGAGGCTTATTTGGAAGTAATTGCAGAGCAGTTCAATCGTAAAGCGATACCTAAGTTGTATCGGTTGAATAAATGGGACGATGAAAACACTTGTAAGCTTGTGCATAAACCAATTGGTTCTGCGACACTTAGTGAACTTGGTGAATTCCTTGAAAAATCAGCAGCATTCATTACACCTGATCAGACTCTTGAGAACGCACTGCGCTCTAAAGCAGATCTTCCTGAGCGCGATGTTGATAACCTTTATATTGCAACACCGACAGCAACATCACAAGCTATTTCTCAACGAATCGGTATGTTACGTAGTGCTGAAACGAACGATTCCGACAAAGAAGGTAGTGGTTTAACTGAAGGTAATCGCGGTGACGATCTTGCGGGTAAAACTTAATGAATGATTATATAGGTGTCCAATGGACAAAGAAAAGATTCTAAAGTCATTCTCTGAATTCTTAGATAATATGGTAGGTGGTTCTAAAGAAAAAGAATCACCCCAACTTCCAGTAATGAAAGCATTAGACCAAGATAAGAAGCAAGCAACCTTTGTTGTTCTTCATGCCTATTCAGACGATTCTGAATATGATCTTCACAATGAAACATATGATGCTGATGAAGTTGAAAAAGCTTGTCACAATTATAATCGCAACTGCATGAAAGCGAATATCGGTCATTTAATGATGGTTGAGGAAGATATCGCATATGTTGTTGAGTCTTATTGTAGTGAAATCGACATGGTGCTTGGTGATCAATTCATTGCTAAAGGTACTTGGTTGCAGAAGTGGCAATTCAATGACGATTCTATTTGGGAAGGTGTCAAAGGTGGTCAATGGAACGGACTTAGCATCCAATGCATGGCAGACTGTGAGGATTTAGAGAATGAGTAAAGCAAAGAGACGCCTGAAGAATTTTGATTTCTCGGGTGATAATGCTGCTGTTGCGTTGGTTCATGAAATGCAAGGTGGCGCGGCAAATGGTACTAAAACACTTATTATGAAAGCTACCGATGTGGTTGTTGAATTATCAATGGCTGAATTCTTAATGCGTTTCTTCAATCTATGGAGTGGTGACGCGCAGATG